GTGGCCATCCCTGGCCTGTACTTCCGCCCATTTCAGGACGGTATCCGCCACAAAGGTGGGGAAATTGCTTTTCAACTCAACCGGGGTTTCCTGTCCCTGCTCGATGGCGATATCCGCCAAATTAAGCGCGGCGTCCATGTCGCCCACGTCAAAAAGCCAAATCACACACCATGCCAGGATCGGATTACGGTACACCTCACCGCCATTCAGGTACTTTTCAACGGTGGGCATCCATTTTGGTAATAATTCATCACGCTTTAACGCCACCTTTTGCGCCAATGTCAGCCCGTGCAACATATCCACATCGTTGGCCAGCGCCGCACTCAGAACATGCAAGCTGTCTGCCCCTTCCAGTGCCTGGCGTTGTCTTAACTTCGTTTCTGCCGCTATGCGGGCATTGTGTCGCTGCGCGGGTGACAGGCTCATGTTTACTCTCCGCCTACGGGTTCGGATGGCTCGGCAACGGTGCCGATGGTCACGGCGGATTCATCGATCGCCGCATACAGTTCCGGGTATTCCACCGCGTAACCTTCATTGCGCAGGTACTTGTTTTCGTACTGCTTACGGTCTTCAACAAACTCCGCTTTACGCTGGCGGGTATTACGCTGCGTATAGATGTGCAGGTTCGCGAGCGTGGTCACCACCATGCGCTTACCCGGCATAAATGGCGGAATAATGGCCTGACGCCCGGCAATGGAGTCCTGCAACATCTGCGCGGCGATTTTCTCGCTTGGACGGTCAGCCGCCTGATACAGTCGATACTGTTCAGCCGCCACAAGGTCAGCACCCACCAGCACCACCAGGCGTGGATCGTTGCGGTATTCCTGCGGAATTTTGGCGTTGATAAGGTCTGACGCCATCGCATCCAGTGACTTGTAATCACCGTTCTGATCCAGCGTGACCGCATCGGTCATGATTTGTTTTTCGCGAATTTTGCGAACAATTTCATGCCAACCGATATTCACATCTTCGCCGTTCGGGTTTTTTTCGTAGTCGGTAGACGTCGCCACAGACTTACCGTTAAAGCCGATACGCAACATATCTAAGGCAAAGGTCTGTGTGGTAAACGCGGTGACGCGCTGGAAAAATTCTTCTTCCGAACCGGCGTTCGCCCAGATGGAAAGCAGATCCCAACGCAGCGCGGCGCAGGAGTCAGTTTCAACCAGCTTGTATTCATTACCGTTAACGCCTACGTTGCGGCGAAAACGCCCGTCAGCAATACGTCCGGTATGCAAGCCAGACGAGCCCACGCTCACCACCTGACCAGAAAGCTGGTCAACATCGGCCACAGTGATCCAGTTCAGGAAATCCGAACTTTCCAGCAGCGCATCACGTAGCTGCGTTTCCTTCGGATCAGACAGAGAGAAATAATTACTTTCCTCGCCACCATCCAGACCGTTAGCCGCCGCAAGTCCCGCGCCGAATTGCTTTAAAAAGCCACGCGCTTTTGCATTTAAAATCATTATTTACTCATCCTTAATCGCTACTCAGCGGTTAATGTTTTCCCTGGCGAAAGCCTGATAAATGCTTATAAGAACTGGAACGGTTTGCGTGAACCCTTCGGATTCTTATTCGGCAACGTGGTCACCTTTTTATCCAGCTTGCTAAATTTGCTGACGATATTCGGCAACTCTTCACGCAGGCGGGCGAATTCTTCCGTATCCACCACGTCTTTCACGGTTTCAACATCGGTCTGAATATCTTCAACGGTTGAATCCGTTGCTTCCGTTTTTGTTTCCAACGCAGTGATACGAGATTCCAACGAAGCAACTACCTCGGCCAGCGCCTGTAATTTATCGCCGTCCTGGGGAGTTTCTTCCTGTGCCGGTGTTTCGTCTTCAATACTGAAAAGGCTGCGCCATTTCGATTTATTTTTGTCCTTCCCTGCCATGTTAATTTCCTTAACTTCGTTAATTACCAGCGGATTACTATTTCCGATAAAGTAATTGTCTTTCCGCTTATTAAATCGCATTCGCGTAGTGCCTACGCTTGCGGGTTCATCTGTAACGCCCAGCCCTTCAAGATAATAACGGCCGGTTCCGCGAAAGTTGCCATCAGGCGTTAACTCCACTGACGTGAATAAAAGCTTTCCGTTCCGATTCGCCTGTACCAGTTCAGTGGAAGGACACAACCGTGCATAGAGCTTTACTAATCCTGAGTCATCTTCGCTTGCCGCAACTTCCAGAACTTCACCGGCATTACCGCACCAGCGCTCATGCTCTGGCCAAAGCAGTGCGGTATACATATTTTTTGGGTCATATGTTTCCGCCGCGTCAATTAACATATCCCTGGTTAAAAAACGCTTATCAACCGTTTCCCCTTCGGTTGCGATACAGAGCCAATTCGTCATTAAATGTGAATCTGACATACCGGAATTAACCTCCGTTGTTTCCGTGGAATGCAGTATCGCCAATAATTAAGCCCGCCGCATTAAGCAGAATTCGGATATAACCCTATATCCGATTACATCAGATATTTACTTAACGAAATAGCCGAAACATCCCCGCATAATTACCGAATGGCCAAATACACAGACGAACTAAAAGACGTCGCACGCGCTTTATATTTGCGCCGTGCCACGCCAAGGGAAATTGCTCAGGATTTAAATCTGCCGAATGCGCGGATCATTTACTACTGGGCGCAAAAAGGGAATTGGGCTGACTTACTCAGCCATGAATCAACAGAGGAAGCCATTGAACGCCGTTACCAATTATTAGTTGGCCGGGACAAAAAAACAGAGCTGGAATTAAAAGAGATAGATGTGCTGATTGCTCACGCGGTGAAACTGCGTGCTCAGACAAATAAACATAAAGAGAAAATGGCCGCCGCTAAATCTGGCAATCAGGGAGGCTATGACAACCAGGGCGGGAACGGTGACGGCGCAGAGCCGGTGAAGAAACGAAAATATAAGAAAAACGATATCTCCGGGTTATCACAGGAAGATTTTGACGCTTTCGCAGAGGAACATTTATTCGGTTATCAGAAGCACCTGCGCAACAACCTGGCACAGCAGATCAGGAACATCCTGAAAAGCCGCCAGATTGGTGCCACTTGGTACTTTGCGATTGAGGCATTCGAAAATGCGGTCATGACCGGTGACCCGCAAATTTTCCTTTCCGCCTCCAAAGCCCAGGCGGAAGTGTTCCGCTCTTACATCGTCAACATCGCAGAGCAGTATTTCGGCATTGTGCTGACCGGCAACCCGATCAGATTAAGCAACGGCGCAGAGCTGCGCTTTCTATCCACCAACAAAAACACCGCGCAGTCATACAGCGGCCATTTGTACTGCGACGAATACTTTTGGGTGCCGAATTTCGCCAAGCTTAACGAGGTGGCCAGCGCAATGGCCACGCACGATCATTGGCGAACCACCTACTTTTCAACGCCCAGCGCCAAAACGCACCAGGCTTATCCCTTCTGGACGGGGGAAGAATGGAAGCAGGGAGACAAAGAACGTCAAAACGCCGTTTTCCCTAGCTTTGATGAAATGCGCAACGGCGGCCGACTCTGCCCGGATGGCCAGTGGCGGTACATCATCACGATGGAAGATGCGATTAAGGGCGGGTTTAACCTGGCCAGCATCGAGAAGCTGCGCAACCGCTACAACCGAGACACGTTCAACATGTTGTATATGTGCGTGTTTGTGGACAGCAAAGACAGCGTTTTCAAATTCAGTGATCTGGAAATCTGCGGCGTGGACGTGGCCGATTGGCAAGACCATGACCCCAACGCCGAGCGGCCGTTTGGTAACCGTGAGGTATGGGGAGGCTTTGACCCGGCGCGTTCTGGCGATACCTCCACGTTTGCCATCGTTGCCCCACCACTTTATGCCGTGGAGAAATTCCGCGTGCTCTGCCTTTTTCACTGGAAAGGGATGAATTTCGCCTATCAGGCCGCGCAGATCAAAAAGCTGTTCGGGAAGTACAACATGACTTACATCGGCGTAGACGTCACCGGCATTGGCCGGGGCGTATTTGAACTGATTGAACATTTTGCCCTACGTGAAGCGGTGGCCATTCACTACGGCATGGAAACCAAAACCCGGCTGGTGTTGAAGATGATCGACGTAATCGGCGCAAAACGCCTGGAATGGAACAAAGACAACCGGGAAATTGCCGCGTCTTTCTTATCCATCCGACACACCAGCACGGCCAGCGGCAATGCCATGACGTTCAAAGCCGATCGCACGGTGGAAACCGGCCACGCCGATGCCTTTTGGGCAATCGCGCACGCCGTTATTAACGAGCCGATCAACTTTGAGCATAAGCGTAAATCTAAATGGAACTTAGGGAAAAAAGCAGCATGAGTAAACACAAGCCCGCCCGCCAGGCAAAGAAAGAACAACGAGACAGCAGCATAAGAATGAGCATCATCAGCATGGGACGCCCGGAACCCATCCTGACCACCGGCACAAATTACCAGGATATCTGGTATGACAATGAATTCGATCACTACACCTTGCCGATTGACCGCCTGGCACTGGTCCAACTGACGAACCTAAACAGTCAGCACGGCGGCGTGATTTATGCCCGTCACAACATGGTGGCATCGGATTACTTGGGCGGCGGTTTAACGCATGAGCAGTTGCGCGGAGGCGTGTTTGATTATTTATCCTGCGGCGACCTGGCCATTCTGAAAGTGCGTTCGGGCTGGGGTGACGTGGTGGATTTGCTGCCGCTGCCGTCGCTGTATCTGCGCGTGCGTAAAACAGGGGAATTTGTGGTTCTGCAGCACGGCGAACCGTTGGTATACAGCCCGGATGATGTGATTTTCCTCAAACAGTACGACCCGCAGCAACAGATTTACGGCCTGCCGGATTATATCAGCGGCATTCACTCGGCATTACTCAACAGTGAAGCAACCATTTTCCGCCGCCGCTACTATCACAACGGGGCGCACACCGGGGGGATCATTTACACCAACGACGCGAACATGACCGATGAAGTAGAGGAAGAAATTGCGCAGAGACTGGAAAGCAGCAAAGGGATCGGGAACTTCTCCACCATCTTTGTGAACATTCCCCAGGGCGGGGAAAAGGCGATCCAGTTTATTCCGGTGGGGGATATCGGCGCGAACGATGAATTCAACAATGTGAAGAACATCAGCGCGCAGGATGTGCTGAACGCCCACCGGTTCCCGGCTGGCCTGGCGGGCATTATTCCGCAAAATACGGGCGGCTTACCTGACCCGGATAAGTCACGAACGACATATAGAAAGGATGAAGTCATTCCGTTGCAGCGCATGATCATGAATGCGGTCAACAGTGACCCGGAAATTCCGTTACATCTGCGGCTTAACTTCGCCTTTGACACAACATCAGAGGATGAAAAATGAGCCGCAACAGGCTAAAATCACGGGGTTATCACTTCCCCGGAGCCAACAACATGCGCGTGATGAAAGTCATCTGCCCCGAATGCGGCGCGAACTCAGTCATTAAAAAAACGTCACGCAAACACCGCCAGATTTCAGACCTGTATTGTGCGTGTTCTGACTTCGAATGTGGCCATACCTTTGTAATGAATATGACCTTTTCGCACACTATTAGCCCCAGCGCGAAAAGCCAGGGCAGTTTACTGCGTGGCTTAGTGGAGTCTTTGAAATCCGACGATAAGCAAATGTTGCTTTCGCTACTGCAACAAGCCTGAATCACTGCCCCCGTTTTGGGGGTTTTTCTTATCTTTCTCAATCAAATTTTTCAGCAATTCCGCATTTAACTCAGCCAGCCAATCAAGTGCGATAGCTTTATCTTCCTGATTGCATGCTCCTACTGATACCAGACGAGACATCATTTCCATCCGCTGCACGGCGATTGTCTCAAAAAATAAATCCTGCATCCCCCAACCTCCTTAATATATTAACTGTATAAATATACAGTATCTCAAAATGTTACAGAATAAAAGCAAACTGCGCGTGCTTTTGCGAGTTTTCAGCTTGCATTAAATCCCTAATGCCTCAAACGCCCGGTTAACGGCATCACTCTGATCCACCTGCAAAACATGTCCATCGGCACACACCCAGCACATGCCAGGAGAATCAAATGACTCATTTTCGGGCGTGATAACCTCCCCACACTCCTTGCAATATGCTTTCCGTCGCCTGACCACCAGCCGGTTGCCCTCTAATTGCATTTCGGTTTCCCGATCCAGCGGCACGATATTGCCCCTGGCCAGCGCTTTGGCCATCTGGCCAGCATCCTGTGACTGAATACCGATGCCCTTTTTCAATTCGGTGATCGTACTTTGAGTACAGTTATTGACAGAACTCCAAGGGGCGGCGATGCCGCCAGGAAAAGCAACCTCCGCTTCGCTGTCGGCCAACTTCGGAACAATCGCCCACTTAGCCAGGCGCGTTAATACCTCTGATTCCTGACCCGATAACGGCGAATAAACCCCCTGGATACGCTGAACGGCTTCTCCGTATTCATTGCCGCATTCAGTGATTTCATACATCAGGCGCACAACCAGATCACGACGCGCCACCAACGCCCCGCCCTGTGCCTGGGTATAGGATGCCCAGCACCCCACATCCGCCGCAGCCAGCACGGCATCCATAGATTTGTTTTCCAGGGTGATATCACGCATGCGGCGTAACTCACGCCAGACCGTTACCGGCGCACCGCCGATTTGCTGAAACTGACGGATCCGCCAGCGGCTTGCCCAGGCAGATACCGCTCTGGCCATGTCTTTTAAATTTTCGCCGGTTTCGTCATCGGCTTCCCCGTCCAGCGCGTACCCATCGATATTTTTGGAAATGTATTTAGCGATGTAGCCGGTTGCGCTGCCCTTCTCCGGATCGATAGGCTCAACGTGAAAACGCGCCTTAAGCGCGTATTCGGATTGCAGTTCTTCGGAGTCTTCAAAGCGGGAGTAGTAACAGAGAATATCTCGCACCTCGGCCACGTCTGACGGGCGCATGAACAGCAACATATGCCAGTGCGGCGTCCCATCGTGATGCGGTTCGACTACGCGAAAACCAAAGACGTGGATCCCGGCGCGGGAAAACGCAGCGCGGGCTTTTGCCCATACGCCGCAAAGGTATTTTTGTGTTTGCTGCGGGCTGGCCGCGTTCCACTGAGACACGAACCCGCCCTTGCTGTGCACGGCGTGATATTTCGACGGCGCGGTGATCGTGTAAAACTCTCCGGCCATCCCCATTTCAGTGGCCAAATCTTCAAACCCACGCATACGAACCATCAGTTCGCAGCGACGCTTTGCCGGGTTGGCATTGCTGCCGTCCACCATGTCAGCCAGGGAAAGACGCTCCCCCGTCTCCTGATTTTGCAGATCACACGATTTAAAAAACTCCCGGTTACGTTTCTTTTGCTCCACCCATTCCCCTTGCGTGGAACGGCTGACGTAGGCCGATGCCGCCTTTTGCACCTGGCCAACGGCGATGGCCATATGCTCACGTTGCAGATCACGGCGGCGCTTCAACTTAGTACGCCACCATTCCGGTGCCACCATACGCAATAAACCGGATTCCGCGGTGCGAGTTGTGAAAGTGCGACCTGAAAGAAATTGCTGCCAGTACGGCGGCGTGATACCGGCCATTTTGGCCAACTTGCCCAGGTGCTCAAAGGTGGCAAAAGTGCGGCGCGTCATTTCCTTCTGATCAGCAACTGCGCCGTCAAAAGCCAGATCAATAAAATCGGTGAATGACTCAGACATAAAATCAGCGACGCGGTGCGCAAGGTTACGCAGTTCATCACGCCCAAAGGTGGGAAGTTTTTCAAGGTCAGCCAGGAATGGGAAAGGGATCACCCCCGCAGCCTGGTGTTTTGTCGTGTACTGTTCGCAGACATTGCGTAGACGTGGCAATACGCTCTTACCCACCGTAGTACGTAAAAACGTATTGGCACGGCGGCGGCCGTTATGGCCACCCTCCAATAATTTGCTGTAGCGATCGCCAAAATAGCGTGCCAAGAAATCCGGCATTTCGCCAAGATACTCAGCACGCCAATCGTGATCGGCCTTATTGAGATGCCATAACTGCCGCTCAGTCAGGCTGATTTCATCAGGTGCGCCAGGGGCAAATTGCTCTTGCTGCCACTGGCGGGTTTCATGATGCTGGCCGTTAAAGGCAAAAAGCTCCATTTATAAGGCGCGATCAAACTGTTCGGATTCCTGCCGCAGCAATTCCACGGCTTCCGCTGCGTTTAATCCCTCAGTCGCAATATATGCAGCCAAACGCTCCAAACGGCCGGAGTATTTCACAGCTGCATCGGCCATCGATTCTGCGCGGGCATTCTTCAAAATATTGTCCAGACTTTCAGCGTCCTGATAAGCCGGTGATGATTGGTCAAAACTCCGCAGCACTGGCGTGCGTTTCGGGCGGTCATTTCGGGATAGATTCATGGGACAACTCCAAATTTTGGCAGCAAGAAACCCCGGCAACCTGACGGAAGCCGCGAGCATTCGAAGGATTTAATTAATGAAAACTAAGCGGGGAAATCGTTGTTTCGTATTTTTTAGGAAGCGGTGCAAGCGGTGACAGGTTAAGCGCCCCCATGCCGTGCAATTCCTTGGTCGTATCAAACCAGGTGCTGATCAGCGCATGAGCATGACCTTGCCCCAAAGAACCGGCCAAAAAATACAGGGCGCGAATGCTGGCCATTGTTTCGACTTGTTCGACCAACGTTTCAGACTCACGGTAGGCGCGAACCCAAAACGCAGTATTGGCCGCAAACCATTGGTGCGGGTTATCAAGGTGAACCGTGTCATTGAACATGAAAGGCGTCAGCGCAACGCGGCCTTTTGACACGTGGCATTTACTCAGGAATAAACGGCTGTAATTGAACTTAACGCCAAAAGCTGCGAATGATTCGATCAAACCAATTTCGTCTACGGTGATAATTTTCATACTTCCCTCAGTGCATTGGATTTGGAATTTTTTGTTCGTCAGCTCGACGGCTAACACTACAAACAACAACGCCTTTGAAATCTTCCGGCGTCAGCAAACGGGTTTGTTGCTGCATTTTTCTGACCTTCAAAACGCCCTGCCACAGCGCGATTTTTTCCGCCTCGGTCAAATCTTCCCAGGCACATTTCACATGGCGGCTTTTCAGCTGGGAGAGGAAACAAAGATCGCGGCGTTCATCTTCTGGAAGATTTTCCCAATAATGTTTCACCCGGTTTTCAGCCCCTGAAATCATCTTTCGGGCTTCACTAATCCATTTCGGCATTTGCTGTTCCACGCTTACCCCCTTAACCCCATTAGGCGAGTCCACCACGGACGGCGTTTAATCTTCACCATCGGGTGACGGCAACCACTTAGAAACGCCACTTTGCTGGCTGCCGGTTGCCAACGCTGACCGTTCGGCAATTCAAGCCAGCCGTGGCCATAGCTTTGCAGTTGAATCGTTGGCGATTGTTGCTTTAATAGTTGTGCGAAAACTTTCATCGAATAGCCTCAGGTCAGCCCAGGCATGACGCCGCATGAACCCAAAACGTCCATTGCAGATGCCAGCACAGGCGTGGTGTGAAAACGCGACTCAACAGACACAACGAGCAAGGACAGATCGCGGATCGCCTGATTGGCTCGGTCTAAAATGGCGTTTCTACGGAGTTGCGTCATAGGCGCAGCTGATATGGCTTCACCAGCGATAACGCCGATTGCAGCCGTGGCACTTAAGGTGTGCAACGATAAATTATCTGGTTTTGCTTCATTCACCGGTACAGCAGGCAAGCATTTCAGTTGTGCCAACAAACCATCCAGAACCGCCGAATCATCAGTGATATCTGTCAGCATGATCAGTTCGTTTACTGTTAAACGATGGGGCTGCTCTGGATTCAGTTTGTTGCGTAGCACCTGGGCAGAAATCCCCATAACAGCAGCAACCTCAGTTAGGTTGTGCGCCAAAGAGAAGCGGCGGCAAGCGGTATCCAGATATGGATGTATAGAGGTCTGATAATCAAACATTGTCGCTTTCCCCTAATCTGGGCAAGTTATTAGGCAGAAAGCGCAATGTTGCATTCACTCAACGCCTGGACAGTAAGAGCAGCCATATTAATTTCTATTAAGCCTTTCTTTTGTAAACCTTTTGGCTTGATTGGAAGCTTCCCATATTCGATCAAATTACGAGCGGTTTCGACTGCCATACCTGTGCGACGGCAATATTCAGCGAGAGGTAAGTAAGGTTCGGGGATGACAATTGTAATATTCGGACGCATAAGGCAAACTCCTGTTTTGATTGGATACGGCAATATCCGTCAATAATCGTTAATAACTACAAAACGGAGCTAGGTTAACTCGCAAAAAACTACAAATCAATATTTATGTAGCTTTTTGAGCGATTATCCTTTGTGAAATCATGTCTAAATTTATCTTCAACTTTGACGGCGAGAGCGCCCCCGTATTGGATCGCGTTTTAGATGCCTATGGCTTTGGTTCCAAAATTTTACTGGCTGAACATCTTGGTATTGCTTCGAGCAGTTTGGCGGGACGTTATAAGCGCGGCGGATTTCCTGCAGATATCGTAGTGCGGTGCGTTGCCGAGACAGGTGCAAATCTTGAGTGGCTTGCTACTGGCCACGGCAAGAAATTTGAAGACAGCGAATTGGACATCATGCGATTCCCTCGCAAAAAGCTAATAGAAGGCCAGCTTTATGAGTCAGGCTATTTGCTGTTCGATAAAGTTTTATTCCTCCCTGGTTCTCAGATTCCAGAAGAACCTATCTGCGTAATTGATGGCTCAACACAATTCATCGTCGAGCAAAAATTCCCTGAGATTTATGATGGTGAGTGGCTGGTAGATATTGAAGGAAAGGTAAGTATCAGAACACTGACAAGAGTCCCGGTGAAAAGAGTTCGGGTTAGTGGCGTAGGCATGGCTTTTGATTGCAACCTGGACGACATTACAGTGTTCGGCCGCGTTGTTATGACGTGTAAATAATCATGCCCGTCAGAAAGCTTGAAAACGGCCAATGGGAAGCCGATTTTTATACTGAGAATCGCAGTGCGGGGAAACGCGGTAAACGCGTTCGCAAGAAATTTAGCACCAAAGGCGAAGCTCTTGCTTTCGAGCGTTATACATTAGAGAAAGCACAGAACACTCCCTGGAATGGCGAAAAGAAAGAAACCAGGCGATTAAAAGATATTGCCAAACTTTGGTATGACCAACATGGTACAACCTTGAAGGATGGGCAAAGAAGACTAGATGCTATGGAATGGGCAGCGGAATGTATGGGGCAACCGCTAGCGACCGAATTCAATGCACAACTTTTTTCCGCTTATCGTGCCAAACGATTATCAGGTGAATTCGCTAGGACAGCGCGAGTTTCAAAAGTCACACCACGCACCATAAATTTAGAATTATCTTACTTTCGAGCGGCATTTAACGAACTCCGACGACTTGGTGAATGGTTACTACCAAACCCATTGGAGAATGTAAGAGCTTTTCGTACAGAAGAAAGTGAGATGGCATATCTTACTCAAGAGCAGATTTCCGCTCTGTTAGAAGAATGCAAAAGCAGCAGCGCCAAAGATTTAGAAACTATTGTAAAAATTTGTCTCTCCACTGGTGCGAGGTGGAGCGAAGCAGAAAGTTTGACAAAATCACAAGTGTCTAATGACCGAATTACCTTCACGAAAACTAAAGGTAAGAAAAACAGAACCGTTCCTATTAGTAATGAACTTGCGGAATCATTCCCTAAGAAGAAGAGTGGAGCGCTCTTCGAACCTTGTTACTATGCTTTTCGCTCAGCATTAGGTCGAACTAAAATCGCCCTTCCTGATGGCCAGTTATCGCATGTTTTGCGTCATACTTTTGCCAGTCATTTTATGATGAACGGCGGCAACATTCTGGTGCTGCAGCGCATCCTTGGACATACTGACATTAAAATGACTATGCGTTATTCTCATTTTGCACCTGACCATCTTGAAGATATTTTAAAATATAATCCCATGGTGAAATAATGACTACCCTTGAAAAGGCCACAACATTAATAAAAAAACACCCCTGGTACACCGCAATACTTTCTTTAGCTATATTAATTATATGTGGCACTCCATTGTTTTTATACTTCTTTAAATTTCATCAAGATTTATCGTCTAATTCAAACGAATGGGCAGCATTTGGATCATATATTGGCGGAGTATACGGGCCTGTATTTACATTAGCTAGTGTACTTGTGCTAGTAATAACCGTAATTGAAATAAATCAATCCAACAAATCTAACCTGGAGCATCTAAGAGGTGAGCAGGCGATAAATGATGTTATCAAATTAACTGAGATGCTAAGTAATTGCATAGACAAGAATATATTAATTCCTGATAGGAAATATTTTTTTTCTTTTTTAAACACTACCATGATTACTAAGTTAACAAGGATGCCGCCAGGAAGCGAGGATGAAATTTATAAAAGATCCATTAATAAATTTTCGGATAATGAGATTGTGTTATTTGAAAACGAATTAGGGATACTTCATGAAATAATCATTAGGATACACTTCATTGAAGATGGCTTACTGAAAGAAAGAGCAAAAGCAATTTTCAGAGGAATGATTCCAAATACTGAAAGATTCTGGCTTGAGTGTTTTGTTCGAAAATTCCACCATTCTGTAGCTAGAGATCTCTGGAGTAACTTTAGCTATGCACCAAAAGAGTTACATGATTGTCTCGGTACTACAGAAGATCTAACGCCCTAGTAAATGTGTCGCAAAATTGTCGCACGAAGAAAGGAAAGTTGGCCTATATTGACTTATATTAATGCGCCACTCCCTTAAACAATCAGTAACTCATTGTTTTAAATTTGTTTTCACGGTTCTCATAATCGCTTGGTCGCTGGTTCAAGTCCAGCAAGGGCCACCAAATTAAACAAGGACTTGCGTCAAAAACGTGAGTCCTTTGTTTTTTTAAAGTTTAAACCGGAGATTTTTGCACGGATAATCAGAGTGCTTACCGGTTGTTGACTGCAATAAAACCTATCCACTCTTCTGACCGATTACAGTGAGAGTGATCAGTACTCATCTTCTCCCCATTCCATTTTTCCAGCTTTATCCGCTGCTTTGATATCTTTCATCTGACCTTCGAGAATATCGAGACACGCTGCTCCGCTCTTTCCTGTTCCTGCTAACTGCGCGTGTGCGCTGGTGTAATAGCGCTCAATCATTTTTTCCGTGGGTTCTATAAATGGCATTCCACAGACAATGTTAATATTATGCGGCGTAACCTGCTTTAAAGTTGCTGGCGTATTAACTGTCAGCGCCAGCGCCAATGCTGTATCGATGCCTTCCTGAAATGCAGCGGCACCTAAAAACGGTTCCTGAGTTAATTCAGGATAAAGAGATATGTATTCGGTGTCTCCGCGTGTAATTTTATTCTGAATCTCCTCATAGTCACGACTCGTTAAGGCGGCAGCGTCATTATGAGCAATAGCAAATATGACTCGTTCATGCAGACTATCCGACGACGTCTGGCAATATCCAATCTGTGGCAAAAGACTGGCAATTAACGTTAGCGTTATTTTCCTCAT